TGGGCTACCGAACCGCAGATCGAAGACATGGCAGTGGGGCTATAAGAATGGCTAAGTATATCTTGCAGTCGAGTACATCTCTTGAAGAAGATGGCTATGAGGAGAAGCGAACGTATGAGTTTGACACTGATGGCACCCTAGATGACCTAGCCTTCAAACTATATAACTGGCTTCACGTAGAGGGTTATGTTTACGTAGATACCCTTGAAATCCACAAGAGTGACGGGGGCGTTCACAGCAGTGCAGGGTGGTAAGGTTCTTATAGATGGTGACATTGTGGCTTATAGGGCTGCTTTTGCATCACAGAAGGACTTTCCTGACAGGGCGGCAAGTAAGGTAGATGAGATCATGTCAACGATCCTTAAAGATACTACAGTCTTTATCGATCATAATTCATATGAAGTCTACCTTACTGGCTCTGGGAACTTCCGTCACGAGATCGCAAAGTCTGCAGACTACAAAGGCAACCGTAAGGGCAGAGAAAAACCTATACACTTGTCTTTCTGTAAGGACTATTTGATCATTAACTACAACGCAAAGGTCACTGAGGGAGAGGAAGCTGACGATGCTATAGCAATTCGAGCGACTGAGCTAGGTAAAGACACTATCATTGCCAGTGTAGATAAAGACTTTCTACAAGTACCCTGTATCCACTACAACATCACTAAACAGGACTTTACCAAGATAGGTGAGTTTGAAGGCTTACAGAAGTTCTACTCACAAATCCTTAGTGGTGACACCACCGACAACATCATAGGTCTTTCACGAGTTGGTCCTAAGACAGCCGAGAAGATGCTTAAAGATTGTCGTACTGAGTTAGATATGTGGGATGTGTGCGTACAGGCTTATGGGGACCGTGTGAGGCCCCTAGAGAATGCTAGGCTAGTGTGGCTTAGGCGCAAGGAAGGGGAGCTATGGCAACCACCAGACACGCGATAAAGTATGGTTATCGGTCTGGTCTAGAGAAGACAGTCCAAGAGGACTTAAAGCAAAGGGGTGTAGACTATTCTTACGAGTCACTAAAGATTAAGTGGGTCTTGCATGAGAATAAAACCTACACCCCTGACTTTATTCTGCCAAACGGTATCATAGTAGAGACCAAAGGTAGGTTTGTTCCAGACGACCGAAAGAAACACCTACGGATAAAAGAGCAGCACCCCGACCTAGATATCCGTTTTGTGTTTAGCAACTCTAGAGCTAAGATAAGGAAAGGCTCTAAGACCAGCTATGCAGATTGGTGTGATAAGCACGGGTTTGTATACGCAGACAAGAGGATACCCGACGAATGGCTAAAACCGCAGTAGTGTTTAGTTGTGCCCATGCAGACCCCTCCGTAAGTAACGAGCGGTTTGATTGGCTTGGTAGTTTCCTGTATGACCTGAAACCCGATTATGTAGTTGACCTTGGTGATGGCGCAGATATGCGCTCTTTGAATACCTACGACACCCGTTATCCACAAGCTATATGTAGTCAGAGCTATGAGCAAGATATTGAGACTTATAACGACGCTCAAGAACGTATTCGTTGGAAGTTCCGCCACCATAAAAGAAAGCGACCCTTTTTCATCGGCTTTGAGGGAAACCATGAAAATCGAATCAAAAAGGCTATCGCCCATGATCCAAGAATTGAGGGATCAAGATACGGGATTTCCTTTAGCCATCTTCAGACAAAAGACTGGTTCGACGACTACCACGAGTACCACAATTCAGCCCCCTCTATCGCTGATTACGATGGTGTCTCATACGCTCATTACTTTAGTAGCGGTAACTACGGCACAGCTATGTCTGGCCTTCATCATGCTTACACCCTACTCCAAAATAGGAACTATTCTTCTACTTGTGGTCACAGTCATAAACGTGGCCTTTATTTTAAGGACGGTGCGCATCCTCATGGTCTTATCGGCTTGGTCGCGGGCTGCTTCAAAGGGGGCGAAGAAAGCTGGGCAGGACAAGCCAATAGTTCATGGTGGAAAGGTGTTATAGTTAAGCGAGAGATACAGAATGGTATGTATGAACCAGAGTTTGTATCTCTTAATAGGCTAAAGGAAATGTACGGTGAACCTTGAAAGTTATCTGTACCTAAGATCGGCTTTGTATGCAGAGGATATTGAGATAGAAGATCTACAGGAGATAGCTGATAGTCTTTTACTTAATCTCTGCTTGGTAGACCCAGAAACATCAAACGAAGATGTTATGACGCTACTGCATTCTGAGATAGTGGATTACACCCTACACTAGAGGATACTTTATGGGTAAGCGTAGTAACTTTGAAAGGGTTGATCGGGACTACTACCCAACACCTATCGAAGCTGTTGAGCCACTGGTTGACCACCTACCTTATGGTCAGTTTGATTTTGTAGAACCTTGCGCTGGTGATGGCCGACTGATTAACCACTTATCTGAATTGACTGGTGGTAATGCTAACTGTGTATTTGCCTCTGACATTGAACCACGAGCAGAGGGTATATATCCAAACGATGCACTTGATCTATACTTTCCCGATGGTATGGTTGAGTACATAATCACTAACCCCCCGTGGGAGCGAAAGTTCTTACATGCCTTCTTAGAGCATTGGATAGACGTAGCGCCTATGTGGCTTTTATTCGATGCTGATTGGATGCACACTAAACAGTCTGCTTCCTACATGACATACTGTAAAAAGGTTGTTAGCATTGGCAGAGTTAAGTGGATTGAAGGTAGTAAGAGTGTAGGTAAGGACAACTGTTGTTGGTATTTGTTCGATGGTACGGACAATAACATTGACCCGACACAATTCTATGGAAGGATGATATAATGATTAATGAACACGACCTAGAGGCTTGGGACTATTACTCGGAAGTTTACAAGTCCAAGCCTATGACTATGAATGACTACCAGAAGATGGCACAGCGCACTGCAATCTACAACTCTACACATCAGATCCTGTACCCTGCGCTTGGCCTAGCAGGTGAGGCTGGTGAGGTAGCTAACAAGGTCAAGAAGATGCTACGTGATAATAACTTTGACCGAGAAGGTTTGGCAGCAGAGCTTGGTGATGTGCTGTGGTATATTGCTGCCCTGTGTCGAGACCTAAACATTGACATGCAAGACTTAGCTGTGGCTAACTTAGAGAAACTGTTTGGACGCATGGAACGTGGTACACTTGGCGGATCTGGAGATAAACGATGAACAACTACCTGCCCACTGACTACCAAGCCTTTATTCACACCAGCCGTTATGCTCGGTGGTTGGACGACGAAAATCGACGTGAGACATGGAAAGAGACTGTATACCGTTACATGTCTAACGTAGTGGTGCCTAAGACCCGTGACGAGTTTGCTCTGGATGAGATAGAAGAGGCTATCCTGAACCTAGAGATTATGCCCTCTATGCGTGCTATGATGACCGCTGGGCCTGCTCTAGCTCGTGATAACACTGCAGGCTATAACTGCTCTTACCTGCCTGTAGACGACCCTAAGAGCTTTGATGAGGCTATGTTCATCCTGCTCTGTGGCACTGGTGTAGGGTTCTCTGTAGAACGTCAGTATGTGAGCAAACTGCCAGAGGTTCCTGAGAACCTGTTCAAGAGTGACACGACAGTAATCGTTAAGGACAGTAAAGAGGGTTGGGCTAAGGCGCTACGTCAGGTTATTGCACTGCTGTACAGTGGTGAAATCCCTCGTTGGGATGTGTCTAAGGTACGGCCTGCAGGTGCTAAGCTAAAGACTTTTGGTGGTCGTGCTTCTGGCCCTGCACCACTGATTGATCTATTCAACTTTGTTGTTAATAAGTTTGCTGGGGCTAAGGGTCGCAAGCTATCCAGTATCGAATGTCACGACATTATGTGTAAGATTGGTGAGGTGGTAGTTGTAGGTGGTGTACGTCGCAGTGCTATGATCAGTCTGTCTAACTTGTCAGATGATCGTATGCGTTATGCTAAGAGCGGTGACTGGTGGAATAACGAACCACAACGTGCCTTGGCTAACAACTCTGTGTCGTATACTGAAAAGCCTGATGCTCTGAGCTTTATGCGTGAGTGGATGGCACTGGTAGAGAGTGGTTCAGGTGAACGTGGTATCTTTAACCGACAGGCATCAGTAAAACAGGCGGCTAAGAATGGACGACGAGAAACAGACTGGGAGTTTGGGACTAACCCCTGCAGCGAAATTATTCTTCGTCCGTATCAGTTCTGCAATCTTACTGAGGTTGTCGTCCGGGCTACAGACAATATTGACACTCTATCTCGAAAAGTCGAGTTGGCAACTATTCTGGGAACTATCCAGTCCACCTATACTCACTTCCCGTACCTGCGGAAGGTGTGGCAACGGAACACAGAAGAGGAACGCTTGCTGGGGGTGTCACTGACTGGCATCATGGATAACCCGCTGCTAACTACAAAGAATGCAGCACTAGATAAAACATTAGGGCACCTGAAAAATGTTGCGATTGCTACTAATACTAAATGGGCTAATCGCCTTGGCATTCCTGTTAGTGCAGCTATTACCTGTGTCAAGCCCAGTGGGACTGTTAGCCAGTTGGTTGATTCTGCCTCTGGTATCCATGCTCGTCATAGCCACTACTATATCCGCACTGTACGTGGAGACATCAAAGACCCGCTGACACAGTTTATGAAGGACCAAGGTATCCCAAGTGAACCCTGTGTAATGAAGCCTGACTCAACCGTTGTGTTCTCATTCCCGATGAAATCACCAGAGGGTGCTGTCGTTACAGAGGACTTGACTGCTATTGAACAACTAGAGATGTGGTTGGCATATCAACGACACTGGTGTGAGCATAAGCCTTCCGTGACAATTAACGTCAAGAAGGATGAGTGGTTTAATGTTGGTGCCTTTGTTTACGAACACTTTGATGAAATGTCTGGGGTATCGTTCTTGCCATACAACGAACACACATACCAGCAGGCCCCCTATCAAGAAATTGACAAGGAAGTGCCTGTCTATAATTATGAGGACAAAATCATTCTCCATAGTTATGAAAGCCTCTCGGCACTTATGCCTGCCAAGATCGACTGGGCAAAGCTGTCAGAGTACGAAAGTGAGGATATGACTAAATCCAGTCAGACCTTTGCTTGTAGTGGTGATTCTTGTGAGATTGTGGACTTAACGTAACTGGCGGGGGCTTAGGCCCCTTCCTACCCCACGGAGGAAATATGTACGTTATCGTAACCCGAAACCAATGTAACTTCTGTGATGCAGCTAAGGCACTGCTTAAAGGTTCTGGCCGTGAGTATGTAGAATACAACATACAAGACAAAGAAAGTAAGTGGGTGCTTGATCTCTTACGTAAGGCCGAGATTAAAACTGTACCACAAATTTGGAACTCTGGTGGTATCCATATAGGGGGATACACAGAGCTTAAGGAACTGCTAGTAGAAGGGCCACTGTAATGGCAAAGATTCTTGGGACCGCATGGAAACCTACACCACACCCAAAAAAGACTTCCCAATCAGCTACCAAGTCTAGGACTAAACTAAGTTCTATGAATAAATCTAAGAAGCGGTCATTTAAACCTAGTCGTGGTCAGGGCTAATGGAACCAGTAAAGAAATCCCGCAGGAAGACTACATACAAAGGTGCTGAGGGTAAGCCACCCATTGAGGTAGTACCTAAGACGCCTAATCAAGCAGGGTACGTTAAATCTATCATAGAGTTTGACCAGATTATCGTACTTGGCCCAGCAGGTACTGGTAAGACTTATATTGCAGCTACCTTTGCCTCCTCCTTGTATCAGCAGAAACAGATCGACAAGATCATCATCACAAGACCTAACGTAGCCGCTGGTAAGTCTATTGGCTATTTTCCTGGCACACTAGAAGAAAAGATGATGCCTTGGGTTATGCCTGTCCTAGAGGTTCTTCATTGGCACCTAGGTAAGGGTGCTGTAGAGACTGGGATTAAGAACGGTAACATTGAGATTGCACCCTTCGAGACTATGAGGGGTCGTAGTTTCCAAGATGCCTTTGTTATCCTAGATGAAGCCCAGAACGTCACGCAGCATGAAATGAAGATGTTCTTGACCCGCATTGGTCAAAACTGTAAGGTAATCCTGAACGGGGATATTCAGCAGTCTGACCTACAAGAACAATCTGGGTTGGCAAAGGCTATCCACATGGCCAAGAAACATATGATCCCTGTGCCTGTAGTAGAGTTTACAGCAGATGATATTGTTCGTAGTGATCTGTGTAAACAATGGATTGTAGCTTTTATGAAAGAGGGGGTCTAATGGATTACACACCAAAAAAGATAAAAAGCATGGATAACGTAAACCATCCTGCACACTACGGTCAAGGTAAGATTGAGTGTATCGAATACATCCAAGACTTCCTGACACACGACGAGTTTGTAGGCTACCTACGTGGGAATATCGCCAAGTATCTGCACCGTTGGCGATACAAGAATGGGCTTGAAGACCTCCACAAAGCTCAGTGGTACTTAAATCTTCTGGTGCAGGTTCAGGAGGAACGTGGATGTTCACCGCCTTAATACTAGCTTGTAATATTAACTTTACTGACTGCCGAACCTTCATGGCGCCTATGCTATTCCCCGACGAGGAAATGTGTATGCAAGCCATTGGTGGTGGCATCATGGTAGTTGAACAACAAGGAATGTTCGTAAAAGACTATCAATGCGTCCAGTGGAAAACTGACGCTTAGACAAAAGAAAAGCCCCTGATTCCAGCTAAGGAGTCAGGGGCTTAAGTTTATCTATAATGTCATCTACGTCTAAATAAACCGACGATGCTTCTTATAATCTCTTGCGGTGATGGTATCAGGAACCCACAGAGTAGGCCAAACAACAATACCAACCACACTGGTATCTCATTCACTACAATAGTGTTCACAGCGTCTGTATTGACCTTAGATGTGGTGCTAGACTGATCTATTCTGTCTACCCTAGCATTGGGCCTTACAGAGACTGTAGGGGCTACATTATTTGTCGTCCCCAAGGTCTGGGTATTTGTCTTCCCCGCCTGTACGTTGGCTGCTACGTTGGTTCCCCCGGTTAGAGGACTTGGTAGCTTGCTGCAACTTACTGTACTGGTCAAAGCCAAAAGCAGCAGCAGCAAAAGAGAATACTGGCCAAACCAAGATTTCAATGATTGCGACATCTTTCACCTCTACGATGTAGACTAACCATAATATTAGTAGGACAGCCAATTCTCTCTTGTAGGTCTTCATTTCTGACGAGCCATACCTTCTAGGATCACACGGATGCTTTTAATGTTTTCATCCATACGACCAAGTGTCACTGCCTGAGACTGTACAATCTCTTCCAGCTTGTCTGTACGGACTTCCAAACGTATAATCTCACTTGTATTGACTTCTACCCGAGAGTCAAGCTGGGAAGTCCACCAAACAAAACCAGCAAACTGCATGATGAAGCCTACAATAATACTGATTGGTACAGACTTAGACAGATGCCATTGTTGCTCACTCATGCGGGATAGTCCTTATGTGGTAGTTGGAAATGAGGCCCGTCCGGGAAGGACTTCCAGTCGCCACCCCACTCAAGAGGAATCTCAAGCTCTTCTGCAGCTTGCTTCATAGCATCGGCAATAGGGTAGAAGTGATCCCAGTCCCAAGAGATAGGCCAAGGGGATATGTCTACAGCATGGCCAGTAAGGTGACGGGAGTTCATCGTCTTACTCTTGCCAGTGTTGTATAGTTGCTGCTGTCGTTCTAAGGTACGTAGACCCTCCAGAACAGTAAAGTCCTGAGTAGTGATCTCAATAGCCTTGTTGACGACAAGCACAAGGTCAGGGTGGACACCATAGAGCCTACGACGAGATTTGTTTCCTAAAGTGTATAACATTTGGTTCTCCTATTAGATGCCCAAGTCAGTCATAATAATGTAGCCATCCCTTGCCCTAGATGAAATGCTCGGAGTGCTTGTGTATTGGCTTATCGTTCTGTATTGCTGTCTTGTCATTTGCAATGTGTTACTGTTAAGCATTGAAATTGTAGGATACTGAACAGTACCACTTCCAGACAATCTTCCAGCAGTAGGAAAGCTGCCACCAACGTAAGGTGATACAAAAGTGTTCCTTAATGGAAAAGTATATGTTGTTCCGTTGTTTACACAATCTTCAAACTGTGCTTTAGTAATTTTCACAACTTCTCTTACACGAAATGGTTGTTCAAGGTAACGACTATCATAGATTACATTTCCACTACTGTCTAAGGTTTGCAATCCATGTGTCCCTGACACACTTGGTTTTTCTGTTGTAGTAACAATATACTTAACAAAATTACCGGAACCAATACCAGTGCTTGGAACCACCATTCCTATAAGTCCTTTGCTGTTTATGTTGAAAGCATTGTCGTAAGGCTGATAAAACTGTTCAAAATAGTGAAGACCAGTTGGTGGCAACTCAAAAAACAGAAAGTCAGAACCATCTTGCGTTCCGGGAACAGCGTAAGGCATTCTTAGGGTACGTGAAAATCCGTTAACAATAAACGTTTGAGCAGTGCTCAAGTCTGACGTTACTTGAGTTATAAGCCCTCCGTTACCAAAGCTAGAGGAATCCCAAGTAAAACCAGTCGTATCATTTATTGTAGGGCCGATTTGTGATGGGGCATGGGCAGTTACCATCGTTATTGTTTCAGTGCCAACTACCCCGAGAGGCTCCAAGATACCTAGTATGTAACCTTCTCTTGCAGCAGCATTAGTGTATGCCGGATAAACCATGTTTTGTGGGTAGCCCGGTCTTACAAAAAACATACCTTGGGTCGATAAAACATCTTCACCGAAACGGTTCTTTATCTCAAACCCATAAGCCATTATCCATACCTCATAAACACAACTTCAAAGTTTCCTTGTTCGACACGAACATAGTATCCCGAATAGTATTCTCCTCCCATCCAAGTGTCACCTGCATACAAGGGTGGAGCAGTCCAACTAAATATTTTTGATGTGTTGTCCCAATTAAATTCAAGATTGCTTCTTAAGCCAGCAATACCGTTTACAGCGTTTGAATAAGAAAATACTTGAGACTGGTCTGTGTAACTGTCAAACGCAACGTAATTTATAGGAGTGCCGCCAGAATAACTTTCCATTGCTGTAAAATGTTGTTTAATAATCCACTCGCCATCGTTTATATCAAAATTAGGCTCATATATATAGCTTGTTGATCTTTGTGGGACATAGTGACGAGAGATGACATATAGCTGCGCATCAGATTGATCTACAGCTATATTGCCACTATTATCACGAATCTCAAAACCATAAGCCATTACGCCAAGTTCCCTATTTTAATCCTAATGTTTCCGCTTGAATCATAAACAACAATCTTGTCGTCACTGATTTCAATTCTTTCACCAGAAGGACTACTCTGAAGTGTACCAATAGTCAACCCCAGAGTTGAGATGGTTGTAGATACAAGACGGTCAGCAGTTACAGTACCAGCCACAAGAAGGTCACCATGAATAACCTCTAACTGCTCAGTCCAACTATCAGCAGGAGTACCACCAGAACCCTCACGATAAATCCACACCACTTGCTCCGTAGGATTAGCTACAGTCCCAGTGTAGAACCACGCTTGGTCATTATCTACAGGATCGCCAATAGCAGCTACGAAATCAGTGTGTGCGCCAGAAGATGTAGAAGGCAGGGTAGCTACACCAATGTTCCAACGACCGGGGCCACGTTGACCGTCTGCCCCATCCGCACCGTCTGCTCCATCCGCACCGTCTGCTCCATCTGTCAGTTGTGGGTTAGTTGTTACAACAGCATCTGCAGAATATGCACTCTCATTACCCGTAAAGTCAGTAGCTTTGACCCTGTAGTAATAAGTTGTGTTGTCACCAAGGCCACTATCCGTAAAGACTTCACCAGATATACGACCAACAAGTGTGGTTGGGTTAGCGGAAGTACCACGGTAAATTTTATACTGAAACAAGTCTTTTAGGGCAGAGCCATCAATATTCTGAGTAGGTGCGACCCAAGTTACAGTGGCACTACCATACCCACCAGCAGCAGATACAGATGTAGGTGCATTAGGTATAGTCCCATCGTCCCCAGTAGAGGCTGGAGACACACTAGAGGCAAATGCAGAACGTACAGCAAGGTGGTTTACTGCACGAACCCGGTAATCATATGATGCACCGGAGATAGCTGGGGTCAACAAGAACTCAGTACCATCAAGAGAAATAGAGTTGTATGTCGTATCTCCAGTCAGCTTCCACTGAAAGTCATAAGAGCTTACAGCAGTAGAGTCAGTAACCCCCCAGCTAAATTTGATTTCAGGTATTGCAGTACCATCATTGTTAATCTTTGTCGTAACAACGGCAGCATCTAAGCTAGGTACTGGGACATCAAAAGGAGAGGCTAGGGTTGTGTTGTCGCGTTCATAGACTGCACCATCAGAAATGTCATCAAAGACACTCTCAGTAATTTCACGTAGGGTCATATGAACTTGTAGGTCGTTATTGTCTACAAGACCAAATGTCCACGACACAACCTCAAATTCTTTCTGAACCCACCCAAACCGACTGTTAGTAAGACGGATGTTATCACCAACTTGTACTTGGAAGGCCCTCATACCAAAGGATGCCATAACCGTAAGTTGCTGTCGATTACGTTCTAGGTAGATACTAGCAATACGACGAGCCATACCTACATCAGAAGTAAATGGTAGGCTTAAATCAGTATTCTTCTCTTGACCACCATCAGCAGTAACAAAGTCAGCATTAGACACTGGCGGGAAGTCTGTCTGTTGCCAGTTCGACTCTTCACCCTTCCAAGTGCCATTGACAGTGTTAAAGTTATCACGACGAGAATGACGGGTAGCTACAGATATAGAACTACGTAGGTCATTCTCAGTGAATAAGACAGAAGGTTCCGTCCAGTAAGCAGGCTTAACACGCCACTTACCTTGTGCATACCACAACAAGCCACCCATCGAACTTAGGACATTGTTAAGGAAATCGTAAGGGCTTGCCCCAGTCAGGAAGCTGCCATTACAAGTGTACCTCTGGTCACCAGTCAGTGTTGGGTAGTTGTAGTAATCACACACATTAGCTGCAGTGATAAAAGAGTTTTCGTCCACATTATCAGTAGATTCACCAAGACCATAACGTGAATTAGTAATATAATCACGAATGCAAAGGGCAGGGTTATCAGACCATGCAGTAGTCTCAGTACGGGGATCGTAAACCTTCTTACCCTTTACTACAGCAAAAACCTCTGGTAGTCCATTGGGAAATACATCTTGATTAAACTTGAACCGGATGTAAAGGTAAGAGATACCACGAAGGCGGTGATTAGTTGTCCAGTCAGGGACTTCGCTTACAAGATCACTATCTGCAGCTTGGTCGTCAGCACCTAAGTGTACATTAATACGAACATAACCATTATAACGAGACGGGCTAGTTACGTTACCACTTCCATCAATAGTTAGCTGTTCGTCATTAAACCAAATCTCTTCAAAAGACTCAAGTTCATGCCCACTAAATGCTAATACCCGATGTAAATAAGTGTTATCTGTTCCAGTAGTTTGGTCAAATACACGAACACCAGAAATACGAGTTTTACCATAAACAATCTGATGATCTGCAATAGGGCTTGTAGTTGTTACATTGTAACCCGTTTGCGCTACCGTAGGATTTAGTGATGGCTTAGGTGTAAGAGCATTAATAGCTGCACCAATAGCTGTCGTCACTAGAAAATGGCCAAGAAGAGTCCCCGTAATAAGTGTACCTGAAAGACCAGCAGTAAGGGTAGAAATAAGTGCCATACCAGCAGAAACAGCCATATCAATCTCCTAGATATTTAGTGTATACCCTCTCAATCAAGTTGAACTTGAGAAAGGACATTAAAGTGTCAAAAGGTTGGTGTACCTTTGTGTTGACCTTGAGGATTGATACCCCATCTTCTTTCAGGCACTTCTCAGCAAACTTAATCAGCTTGATACCAGTATAGCCTTTACGATAGTCTTTGTGTAGATACAGTATGTCGTTCTCAGCAAAGATGTGGTCTTTGTAATGAAGATTACGACCAACAATAACTACAAAATAACCTACTAATTCTTTATCAGCCCTAGCAGTGAAAATCTTAAGTGAGCCTGACTCTTCTAGAATCTCATAGGCACCCCAGTCAGGGTTTAACTTAATCTTTTCTTTATTCAAAGCTATCTCTTCCCAGTGTAGTCGGATAAGTTCTTGACAATCACTACGACAATCACTCAAGAACTCTTGCTGGTGAGTAATCATTATTGAACTGACCTTCCCCAAACAATCTCTTTAGTCTGTAGGTCTTCTACAAAGTCTAAACCAAGATCACCGGGAAAGATTGATTTCTGATAAGCAGAAGTAAACCTAGCAGTACGAGGGCGTTCCAGATCAATCAACTTGTTCTCAATAGTAAGCTGTACAGTAGAACCACCCTCATCTTCCTCAATATTCATCTGATCCATATAACCAGCAAATATTTCAGTCATACTTGCAGTGTCGGCTTGACCTTCTAGGTGCATACCAAAGTAAATCTTAGCCTGCCGCCCCTGATAAGGCTCCGTCAAAGCTAGGGTTAAAACTTCACTTGGCACACCACTAAGAGTGATGGTAGCACCTTTAGCAGCGATCTCAGAGGTTTCCTCTACAGTGTCAATCTGCAATAGCTGGCCAGTACCAAACCAATCAACACTTTGATAAGACAGGATGCCAACACCAGTCCAGAGCCTAAGAACCTCGTCCCCATCGAATAACAACTCAATAGCAAAGAACGGGTTAATTACGCTGTCATCAAGTGCGTTCTCAAGTAGTGCTGGGATATCTCTAGACATTAGCTCACCTTATGTGATTACTTCGACAGCCTCAAAAGCAATGCCATAAATACTAGCATTATTAATCGACCATTCAGCCATGTTTTGTTTTAGTCGGAAGACCCCTTTAGGGGAATCTATTGTCGCTGTTGCGGATGTGTAGTCAGACCGTAGTGCAGGCCAAATCTCTAAAGTACCGTCCCCAGCTTGGTCTACAAGAACTTTATGTAGCCTAGAAGCAGAGCCTGTGCCTAACTGAATGTAATCCCCAGCCTTAAGAGTACCAGTCATCACTACACTCACTGTAGCGTCCCCAGCAGAGCCTGTAACGACCACAGAGGAGGCATCACCCCTAGGAGTAACATAGTCAGGGTCACCTAGTAGGAACGTCCCTACAGGGCCTCTCAGAGCCACTAGCATAGTAGCCCATTCAGCAGCCTTATCCCGGTGTACTGAGGGAATGGAGACAGAGGCTTCCCACCTCTGCCCACCAAAGTCTACTACCTGTTGCTTATAGGTAAAAGGAGATTGAGATGTCGTAACAGAATTAACTGCACGTAGTGTGATACTCTCAATACCAATAGTAGTAGGAGTATTCATTGGGTAACTAATCGCCATAGTATCCTCTATTAACTAAATGCAGCCTTCATCTGTCCACCACGTCTACGACTATCCATAATCTGTTTCTGGGTCATTTGAGCAATCTGAGGAGCAGCCTGAGCAATGATCTTCTTGACACTCTCATCACCATTAGCAGCGAAGTTAAACGACTGGTTAACGACAACCTGTTGACCACCAGAAGCCTCTACGCCTAGCTTACCGTTAGGGCCACGCTTGAGGGGCATAATAGCCTCTGGGCCAGCTTCACCCATGAGTCCAGTGCCATTAGACATTGGGAAGAAGGTTGGGCCACTAACTATACCACCATCAGCAAAGGCTTTAACAGAACCATTCTGGAATACGTTGCCGTAAGCAGAGGCTGTGGTTTGACCACCACCAAAGATTGCCATCGCACCTTTTCTCAAGAGATTACCAATACCCTCAGCAGCAGGTTTAGCTACTTGTTGTTTGTAAATCTCCAGAAGAATATTACGTAGCATTCCCTTAAAGGCATCTTCTATGGACGTAGTTCCATCAACGACAGTCATAAAGAAGTTTTCAAACTGACCCTGAGAATAGTCGATAATATCACCAACTCGTTCTAGACGAACTGCCTGGTCATACAAAGTCATTGCTGCTTGTATTTCTTTCTCAGAAGCCTTCTTTTTATATTTGTCTGTCTTTTGCTGCAGTTCAAACTCAAACTCTGCACGCTTACGTTGCTCATCAGACATGAATGCAGACTTCTTACGTAAGTCAATTTCTGGCTTAAGCACACGTTCAATGTACTCAGTACCAGACTTGATTGGGTCTGTAGTCCTAGAAGAACCCTTCTGACTTTCCTTTGTTGCAGCATTAGACTGCATTAAAGTATCAAGCTCTTTTAGCCCTTGAAGTTGCTCATTGTATATCCTCTGAGCTTGCTCCATTGCATCCAGATCACCAGCCATCTGAGCAGCACCGGAGGCTTCAAGATACTGTGCTTGATAAGTTTCCCTTGCCTTAGCTGTATTCCTTGCCACCGACACATCCAAGCCAGCGGCAAGTGCAGCAGCCTCTGCCTTAGCCTGAGCAATCTGAACATGCAGATTAAGGCTAGAAGAAGACATACGATCCATTGCGGATGCAGAGGCATTAAGAGCTTTCTCAAGTTCTCTAGCGTCTTTTTTAATACCGTCAGTTTCATAGCCAAGGCGTACTGCTTGTTCGGCAGCATCAGCAGCAGCTATCGCAGAAGCGACAAGAGCATTCTTACCTTCAAGGGTCGTTGCTGTAGAAAGGACTTTCTGAACGGCAGCTTCACGAGCAAGTTCCACTTCCAGTTTTTCGGCAGCAAGGAGATTTCCCTGAGCTTTTAATTTACCAACAAGTGCAGTAAGTGCTTTCTGCTCAAACTGATCTCTTTTCTCAAGACCCTTGTTGATAGCATCGGCGTAGTCTTTGGCTTCTTTAGCTGCAAGCCTAGCCTCTTCTCTAGACGCCGCCCTTGCGGCTGCTATAGCTGCTTTTTCAGCCCTATTACGTGCCTCAATAACATCCTTTTGTTTTTCATACTCGTCTGAGATTTCTTTAGTCAACTGGGCCATAAGTCCAGTTTCTTCCATCATATCTCTAAAATCTTTTTCCAGAGTTGGGGTAACTAATCCCGCATTCTTAAGTGCTAAGAAAGCCTCATTAAGCCTCATAGCAAGACCGTCAACAGGGCCTTTTAAAGCATCTGCAAATGCTTTGTTAAGGTTTGCAGCTTCAGCAATCAGGGGATCAAACATCTCCTGTCGTTGAGCTAAACTCCCATGTACAAAAGAATATCTACCTCCATTCCACTCTTTTCTGTTTCTCTCTTCTTTCAAGGAATCTTGAATGTCGGCAACTTGAGTTACAATACCAAGTCCCACTTGGTTTATCTTTTGTCTGGCTTGCTCTTCGTCAATCTTTTTGAAGATGTTCAGCACCTCTATGGCATCACGGCGTGCCTTTTCCAAAGGGCCAGACAGAGACATAGTTATAAGGTCTGCTGTAGTTTCTTTTTTTTCGGTAAGGTAGTCAAAGAGGTTTTTAAACTCTTCGTGAACATTCTCAGTTTTTGTTTTTGTCCCAAGGAGTGCAGTTCCTAAACCACCAAGTGCAGCAATACCAAGACCAATAGCAGCCCCCCAAGGGCCAGCAAAGAAACCTGCTAATTGAGAACCCTGCTGAGAAAATGCAATTAATGGGTTAGTGCCAGCTTGAACCTGTACGATAAAGTCTTGGATTTGGTAGCCAGCTTGCTGGAAAGCTATCTCATTACGACGAGCAGCTTTGCCAGAGCCATAAAGCCCCTTTTCAAACTTATTAAAATCAGAGACGCTGCCATTAGCAACAACCTTTAATTTCTGCATACTTGCAGTGAGACGGTCAATTTCGGCTTTGGCTCGTTCTTTAGTAATAAGACCAGCTTTTTCGGCACGTTCAACCTTGCGAACCTCTGCCTCAAGGTTATCCATAACCCTAACAGCCCGCTCAACGGGTGTGGCATCGACACCAATAATGATCTTAATATCGTCAGCCATTGGCTACCCCCATATAAACTCTGTCGAGCTTCATAATTGTATTTACTTCCCACCCGGACAGAGGGGTGTCGGTCAGTTCTTTGTAGTTTTTTATATCGCTGTAGCTAATAGGATTAGGGCCACTAAAGCCCATACTACGGCTACCACTCAAACTAATAAAGGCAGACCAAACGTGTTCAAGAAGCGGTGGGAAATGTGTCGGGGGTTCCAATGCTTCAGGTCTACGTCCAGTCTGCCTTTCTACTTGTTCTAGGTGTTCTCGTTCTGTAACGCCATCCTTGTCAGGCTTATTGAGCTTAAACTGATGTTCTGCCCAATCACATAGCTGACAAGTTAGGCTTTCATAAAATCCAGAGAGGACTCAATAGCCTCCTCAATCTGGGCTTTAATCCAAAACACACTGTCGTAAATCTCTTTAGCCTTGGCGACAGTCAGCTTGGGAACCTCACCACCATAAGTGATATTCCACTCTTTGGTAGTTTTAGCTAGAGTATCAAGAGTAGCCTCTTCAATCTCTTCTGCTGTAATCTCATTCTTGCCCTTTTGTTGCATCTTCTTAAGACGCTTGTTGGTCATCTCGTGGAGTACTTTCTTGTACTCTTTAGAGTGTGGGGCATAAATGGTAACAGTCATATCGGATTTGTCTTCGTTCTTTAGAACTTCACCAGTAGCCGGGTGCTTAATGGTAACGACAATCTCATCACTTTTGGGAGTAAGGTCTAATAGGTCCATTCGGGTATTCCTTTGTTTGTCAGGGTTATCGGGTTAAGTTTAAGTGGGGAGAGCTAGACCCGACACCAGCCCTCCCCTCCCTACGTAGGGATTCTGTTAAGCAGACCGAGTGATAGTCAAGTTCGACTGCTCTGTGCTGTCGTATAGTGCAACAAACGACATGCTAATAATACGGCTAGTGGGGCCATCAACGCCAACGTCAGCCGAGTTAATCTTGATTTTGGGGAACAAGAAGGTGTAAGCATTAGTACCAGTAGGGTCGTCTACCGACACTTCCAACTCAGTTTCAGTCTCGTTCAGGAAGCGGTTGATCAGTGCTGCATCTTCAAAGTAAGCCGACAAAGTGCCTTCCACAGTAGCCATACCATATTCAAGGCTAGGCGCACTGTCGTCACCAATCACGAAAGTAGGTGCGAAAGAGTTGGTCAGGGTGAAGTCCATGCCAGTTACGATAGCAACAGCCGACGATGCACCTACGTTACCGATTGCCAAGTCACCACTGTAGCTATCAAAGGGTGCAGCACCCGAAGCAGCAGCGGCAGTCTTCTCAGTGGCACCAATGGTCATGTCCTTGCCTACGATACCGAAGGTAGTAGCAACCATCTGGTTGGGGGCCAACGACACAGCCATAGTGTTTACAGCACAACCAGTGAATAGACGTGCTTGGTCGATGTCCGAAGCGTAGTCTTCAAAGGTCAAGAACTTGGGGGTCGTACCAACTTTAATCACGTTAGTCGAGAAAGTGGACAGCATTGCCGATTCAATCAGATCATCATAGTCACCATCACGAAGGTCAACTACAATGTCACCAGCAGTCTGACGGTTACCATGACGGTCAACACGGGGCATACGGTCAGGCTGGATTTCATTGCCAGCAACACGGTCTTTAGTCAAGTTCAACGAGTGAGTGTTGAACGGCAGGTTAGTGTAGGTGCTTGCAGCAGTACCGAAAGTAGATTCGACACCATAAGCAAGGCGGGAGCGAGAGCCTTGTGCGAAAGCCATATTGTTATTCTCCTATAGGATTACTTGTAGCAATACCAACCGATGTTGACTGGTATCATGTAAAATGCACCAT